TACAAATTGATTTGTCAAAAGTTGACAAACATAATAAATTGATTTATTCACTAAATAACAAATAAAAAATGGCTACAACATTAACAGTAGATTCAAATTACGCAGGGCAGGTTGCCGGCGAAATTATCGGTAAGGCTTTCAAAGAGTCGGACACTATTAAAAGAAATCTAATTACGGTAATACCGAATATTGATTTCCAAATTTCAATCCGTAAAATCGAATTTACAAATGGTTTGAAAAATTACGCTTGTGGATTTGTTCCAACAGGAGCAGTTGTATTAAGCGAGAAATTATTGACTCCAAAAAAATTGGATTTACCTTTAGAGATTTGTAAAGAAACTTTAAGACAAACTTGGTCAAGTGCTTCAATGGGATTTTCAGCACATAACGATGTGATGCCGAAAGATATTGAAACAGCATTAATTGCAGAAGTTTTAGGTGATGTTTCTGAAGTTACAGAAAGCGACATTTGGACGGGTAACGGTGGAAGCAACGGACACTTTGGTGGATTTATTCCTTTATTTACAGCAGATGACGACGTAATTAAAGCTAATAACGGGATTGTTCCTTCAGGAGAAGCTATCGATAAAGATAACGTTGTTTCTGAATTAGAAAAAGTATTAAACGCTATTCCTGTTGCAGTAAGAAAAAGCGCTGATTTAGTAATCGGAGTTTCTGACAACGTTGGTTTGGCTTATACTCAAGCGTTAGTTTCAGCGGGAATTAACAACGGTTTAGGTTCTAACGATTACCAATTACGTTACGGTCGTTACGTATTAGAAATAATCGGAGGTTTACCTGATAACACTTTCGTAGCTTACGAAAAGAAAAACTTGAATTTCGGTACTGGTTTGCTTTCAGACCATAACGAGTTAAGAATTAAAGATATGGACACTGTTGATTTAAGTGGAACGGTTCGTTTTAGAATGGTTTACACGGCAGGAGTTCAATATGCTAACTCTAACGAGATTGTTTGGTATTTATCAACAACAGCAGTTGACTAAGAAATTAATTTAATTATAAATCAAAAGGGTGGTGCAATAAACACCGCCCTTTTTTAATACAAAAAATATGAGTTGTTTAGTTTTAAATGGTCGAAATGAGTCGTGCTACGATTCAGTAGGTGGAATTGATGCGATTTACTTCGTTAATAGAGGAACGTACGTTTATCCAACAGATGTTACAATTGCAGAGGGTACGGATACAATTACCGCAATTACTGGAATTACAGAAATTTACAAATATGAATTACGTGGAGTAAATTCATTTGACCAGACACAAACGCCAAGTTCGGATAACGGAACTAATTTCGTTTCTCAAGCGTTAACGGTTCAATTGAAACAATTAACACCAACGATGCATAAAAACTTTAAGTTGATTGCATACGGAAGACCAAGCGTAATCGTTAAAAATAGAATGGATCAATTCTTTTTTATGGGAATTGAATACGGTGCGTCAATGACGGCAGGTTCAATTGTTACAGGTGCGCAAATGGGCGATATGAGTGGTTATAATATCACTTTGACGGCTAACGAGCGTATTCCTGCAAACTTCTTAAATTGCACAACTGAAGCGGCATTGGTTGCTTTACTTGACGGTGCGGAAGTAGTTACAGATTAATATTACTTTTTATTGGTTTTAAGAAGGGAGTTTAGCGACTCCCTTTTTTCATTTTAAAACAAAATAGAAACTTTTAATTATATTAATATGCAAATAGTAACAGCAACGCAACCGCAAGTTTTACGATTAATGTTAATTAGTGATATTGATGAAATCGTGTTAACCGACGAGGCGGAAAACGTTCCTACAATTTATACGGAATTTACAGCAACTAATCAAGGTTATTATTACGAAATTACAATTGATTTGAATTTAATAAATAATAGATTTTATAAAATACAAGCTAAATTTGAAGATACTTTAATTTGTTACGATAAACTTTATTGCACTGATGGAACTGATAACAGATTTACGCAAAGAGTTACACAAAACACGTTTATAACATTATGAGTAATAATAATAATACTTTCGTTCTTAATTTAGCGGAATACGAAGCGCCGAAAATTATCGAGTCGAAGCAAAAAGATTGGGTAACATTTGGAGAAAACAATTCGTACTTTCAATATATCATAGATAGATATCGAAATTCAACCACGAACAACGCCGTTATCAACGCGATAACACACTTAGTTTACGGACGTGGATTGAGTGCGTTAGACGCTTCAAAAAAGCCTAACGAGTATGCTCAATTGATGGCGATGTTATCTAAAAACGACGTTCGACAAATAGCAACGGATTTTTATATGTTTGGTCAGTGTGCAATACAAGTTCACTACAACGATAAACACGATTCAATCGTTAAAGGTTTTCATATTGCAGTTAATTTATTAGCGCCTCAAAAATGCGATTCCGAGGGAAATATCAACAACTATTTTTATTCAGATAATTGGGAAAATACACGCGAGTTTGTGCCAAAGTTGATTCCAGCTTACGGAACGTCAACGGAAAAAATAGAAATACTTTACATACGTCCTTATATGGTCGGAATGAAATATTTTGCGATGCCGTCGTATATTGGTGGTATTGGGTATGCACTACTCGAAGAAGAAATACAAAACTATTTAATCAACGACACGCAAAACGGTTTTAGTGGAACTAAGGTTGTAAATATTATCGGAGAATTTACCGAAGAACAACAAAGAACACGAAGCAACCAAATACAACAAAAGTTAACAGGAGCGCAGGGCAAAAAAGTAATTGTTTCTTTTAGCGGTTCTAAGGAATTACAAACGGAAGTAACTGATATTCCTTTGAACGATGCACCCGAACATTACCAATACCTTTCTACTGAATGTACTGAAAAGATTTTATTAGCGCACAAAGTTGTAAGTGGTTTAATTTTCGGAGTTGCAAAGAGTAGCGGTTTTAGCTCAAATGCAGACGAATTAAAGACGGCAACGGTATTATTTGATAATATGGTTATTAGACCGATTCAAGACCGTTTAATCGAAGCTTTTGACACGATGTTAAGTTTCAATAAGATTAGTTTAAAACTATATTTTAAAACTTTGCAACCTTTGGAGTTTGTGGACTTAGAAAACGCACAAACAGCAGAACAAGTAGCCGAAGAAACAGGAACGGAATTAAGTGAACAAGTTGATTTGAGTTCGTTCGGTGAAAACGTTAATCCTAATTGGTTGCTAATTGATGAATTTGAAGTTGATTACGATACCGACGAAGCGGAAAACGAGTTACTAAGCAAAGAACCAAAAGTTGAATTAAGCGTTTTAAAGCAAATAATAAATTTGGTTTCTACGGGAGTTGCTTTTCCAAATTCAAAAAGTGAGCAAGACGAAACAATCGACGGAATTAAATTTATTACACGTTACGTTTATGCAGGTGAAGACAAAGCAAACAGCCGTAAATTTTGCCGTGAAATGAAAAGATTTAATAAGATTTATAGAAAAGAGGACATTGAAAGAATGAGTTTAACTTATTTGGGTGATGCTTATAGAAATAGCGAGGGTAGACAAATTGGTTGGGGACCACGTGGAGCGTTAACCTTTGATAGATTTTTATATAAAGGCGGTGGAAACTGTTACCATAGATGGAATAAACAAGTTTACGCTTCATTTAGTGGCGGTGGTATTGATGTTAATTCGCCAAATGCTAAACAAGTTGCGGTTCGTAAAGCTGAAAAATTAGGATACGTTATTAAGAACCCTGAATTAGTTTCTCAAAGACCTATTGATATGCCTAATCGTGGATTTTTACCTAAATAATTAAAAGATGCCAACAGTATTATTAATATCAACAGATGACGTAACTAAATTTACCACGATGTCGGGAAATATGGACGTGGACAAATTTATTCAATATATCGATATAGCTCAGTCGCTTAGACTTGAAGAGTATTTAGGAAGCGATTTATTAACAGCGTTACAAACGAAGATTGAAAACGAAGATTTAACCGACCAATATGCGCACTTAGTAGACAAGTATTGTAAACCGATTTTAATTCATTACGCAATGGTTGAATACTTGCCGTTCGGAGCGTTTCAAATTGCTAATAAAGGAATATTCAAACACACCGCAGAAAACAGCGAAGCCGTGAATAAAAACGATGTTGATTTTCTTATTCAAAAAGAACTTTTAATCGCGCAGGGTTTTGTTAAAAGAATGATTAAATATTTATGTTTAAATTCAACTTTATTCCCTGAATATACTTTTAACAGCAACAACGATGTAAACCCAATGCGACAAACTAATATTGGTGGATTTTATTTAAACGAGGGAAATGAAAAAGACTACAGTTGTAGAGGTTGGTACTTGTAAACGATACAAACCAAAGAAAGAAAACGTTAAGAAATTAGAATTGTTCTTAAAGAAAATAGAAGAAAATGGCTATAAAAATAAGTGAGTTACCTGCAGGAAGTACATTGAGCGGAACGGAAGAAATTCCAATTGTTCAAAGTGCGACAACTAAGAAAATTACAGCTCAAGATATTGCAGATTTGGCAAGTAGTGGAGCTGTTTGGGGTGGAATTACTGGAGATATTACCGACCAAACCGATTTAGTAACAGCGTTAAATTTAAAAGTTGATGCAGTACCTGGAAAAGGATTAAGCGCAAACGATTTTACGAATACGCTTAAAACTAAACTTGACGGAATACAAGCAGGAGCAGAAGTCAATGTAAACGCAGATTGGAACATAACAAGCGGAGATGCATATATATTGAACAAACCAACAATTCCAAGTATTACGGGTTTAGTTCCTTATACGGGTGCAACAAGCGATGTTGATTTAGGGGAGTTTGAATTAAAAGCAGGTCAACTTGAATTAGACCAAACACCAACGGGAACGGCGGGAGTTGCAGTAATGCGTTGGAATGACACCGACGGAACTATCGACTTAGGTTTAAAAGGCGGTAACGTAACTTTACAAGTAGGTCAAGAACAAGTTTTAAGAGTAGTAAATAAAACGGCTACAAATATAAATTTATTAGAGGCAAATTATCAAGCTGTAAGGGTAACGGGTGCGCAAGGGCAACGATTAAAAGTAGATTTGGCACAAGCAACAACAGATGCCTTGAGCGCTGAAACAATTGGATTAGTTACTGAAACAATAAACAACAACCAAGAGGGGTTTATTACAACAAGCGGAATAGTAAGAAATATTAACACAACTGGTTCTTTACAGTCTGAAACGTGGGCAGATGGTGACATTGTTTATTTAAGTCCAACAACAGCAGGAAGAATTACTAATATAAAACCGAGTGCGCCAAATCATTTAATTATAATTGGTTATGTTATTTCAGCACACGCAACGCAAGGTTCTATTTTTGTAAAAGTTGACAACGGATATGAACTAGACGAATTACACAACGTTGCAATTTCAACGCCTTTAAATAATCAATCGTTAGTTTACGAAACGTCAACAACACTTTGGAAAAATAAAGCGTTAACGACGGCAGAAGTTGCGGATTCAACAGATAAACGTTACCAAACAGATGCACAAAAAACCAACTTTACAAATCCAAAAATAACAGTTGAATGTATTGATGCTTTAACGGTTGATTTTTACGCAATGTATAGTTTTCAAATTGATTCAGTTACAGCGATAACAAATTCACCTACTACTACTATTTTAGTGAATAATTCAGCTTATACATTTGGAGTTTCAATAGCAACGGGTGCAAAAATTACAGTAACTTTGAACACCGCAGGAGTAGTGAATTTAAACACAACAAGGTTATGAGTACTTATATAAAGGCAAAAGCAAGTGCAGTTAGCAGAACAACGGCGAAGTTGATGAAAACTGGTCAGACAACGTCTTATATTACAGGTGACGATGGAGACATTGAAGCTGGAAGAAATACTGATTTTACAACACTTGCTGAAAACAATGTATTCGGCAATACGAATAGATTTACAGATGAATTAGGCACTCAAACATACACTAACAACATAGTAATTGATTGGTCAACCTATGACGGCTCCACTATATTAGGGTGGTATCGTGTTAATAACGGAATAGATATCAATTGGGCAGGTGCAATTGCAGGAGCATTAGCCTTTAATATTTCAACTTTCACAACTGGGTGGAGGTTGCCAAATGCAGGTGAGTTTTTTTCAATATTGTACTGGGGTAATTTCGCAGGATTATTAAATTATTCTCCGTTTAATTTAACTTCAACAAGCACTAATTATTGGACGGGAACTGGCTCAAGCACTCAAGCAATTAGATGTAATGGAATTGTTTCAAGTACATTTAATAATAGTTTAAAAACCACAACTACAAATTACAGATATATACCTTGCAGAGTATTCACAGTAACAGGAACAACACTATCATGACATATAAATTCACACAATTCAATGTAGAGATTGAGAATCCTACAATTACAATCAACCTTAACACAATTAGTGATAAGGCAATTGACCAACTTTTAGCAGTTGATGTTTTACTAACAACAGATACCGCTTCATTTGGCGTCCGTGCAGAAGATATGCCGTATATAGGTACGTGGGAAGATGAAGAGGTTGAAGGAATGGTTAATAATTGGTTACAACAATTTGAGATATGAAAACTAAAATAACACTTTTACTACTATCGTTTTTCTCGATATTAACACCAATAAAACCACTTGTATTAATTGCGGTTGTTTCAATCATTTTAGATACTTGCTTTGGAATTTGGCGCAGTTACAAGAAAGGAAATAAAATTCGTTCGCGTAGACTTTCACACACGATTTCTAAGAGCCTTTTATATAGCGGTGCGATAGTATTTATATTCTTATTAGAAAAGTTCGTTATAAGCGATATTTTAGGGCATTTTATAGCTATTGATTTAGTATTAACGAAAATGTTTACTTTCTTTTGCGTGGTAACTGAATTAAAAAGTATCAATGAAAGTTACGAAAGTGTAACTGGCAAAGACGTTTGGAAGTCATTTGTAAGTTTTGCGAAAAGAAGCAAGGAACAAATTGAAGATTTAAAAGAATAATATTATATTTGTTTTAACAGTACCCGATTTACTTCCCTTAAGAACAGTTATCGGGTCTTATTTTAATACACCTCGAACGCTTATAACGGATTGGAGTTCTAGTCGGGCGCACTTTCGGGGTTTTTTATTATATTTGTTTTCCATATTGTGTTTTTAGGTTAAGAAAGCCACTTATTAAATTAGGTGGTTTTTTTTATGCTTGATTTTCAAAGAGTTATAAAATAAATTAAAAATAAATTAAAAAAAGTGTATTTAATTAATAAATAGTACTTATATTTGTAGACACTAAAACGGAAACGATATGAAAACTTTAGCAATTAACCCAGAATTTATTAGCGACAACAACACTTTTAACTTTAAAAAAGTTCCTTCAATGTATGAAGGTTTTTATGATGTAATGTATAAAGGTCAAAGAATAGCAATTTTAAATGGTTTATCTTCACCTTTACAATGGACTGCAAAAAATGGTTCTGGTATTCCTGTAAAAGTGATTGACCAATTAGAAAAAATGGTTATTAAACTAATTATAAAATCTAATAAATAATTAAACAAATAACAAGGGGCGTAAAAACCCCTTTTACCGCTTATAATTGAATAACACCGCTTACCACAAAAACAAAAAACACAATAATTTTAAACCTTAAATTAGCAGTATGGAAACACTAAAAGAAAAATTTACAACCGTTTGTCAAGGGTGCGACGGTACATTAATGATTGAAGAACCTTTAATGATAATGGGAGAAATCGTTTATAAAGACGTTGTTTGCGGTTGCGAAGACGGAAAAGAGTTAGACTGGCAAAAAATAGATTCCGAAATTAAGGACATTAAAGGTCTTATAAAATTATGCAAAGATGGTATAAATACCTATTTAGAACTAGCAAAAAATTACACAATTGAAAAAAACAAAGCTCTTTTATTTTCATCGATGGAAAAATACATTGCTTTTGAAACTGAATTATTGAAGTTAGAAAATTACTTAGAACAATTAAATTCAATAGAATGAAAACAATAAATATAACTTTAACATTTGAAAACTCGCATTTTATTCCATTTGTATTGGAAAAAACAGTTGAACAAATAAAACAAGGTGGTAGCAACGGTAGTTTTTCAACGCAAGGAATCAACGTAAGTTATACGATTGAAGAAATCAATGTCGCAAAACCCGAACGAGAAATAAGACGCGAATTAATAAACGGAGTTATTCACGAATTTGTTAAATCTAATATATGAAAAAATACTTATTAAAAACAGAAACTAACGGAGTTGCAGACTATCAATTCGTTGAACAAAATCACACGTTACCAAAGAACGTTAAATATTTTATTGTTTATCGACCTTGTATTTATAAAGATACTGAATGCGCAATAATAGAAAAGTCGTTAAATACCTTAGTTGTTTTATACGAGGGAAAAGAAATTAGAACAAGTTACAGCTTAGTAAAAGAAATCTAAAAACAAATAAATATGAACACTTACACAATTACAATCGGAGCGTTATCGCTAATTACAGTTGGATTTGGAACGTTATTCCGATTCAAGTATAAAACTTTAAAACAGTATTACGACTTAAAATGCGAACGTTACGATAATTTAAACCGACATTATTCGGAAACGCAAAAGATATTTAAAGACGTTTTAGCGGATAATAATAGAAAGTCTGAAAAGATTAAGAAGAAAGAGGAACAGATATACAACCAATCGTTAATGATTTTAGACCTGGAACGAGAATTAAACGACTTAATTGTAACGCACTCGATAGCTTCTAAGGAAGTAACTAAGTTAAATAATATATTAACCTACTTTCAAACTAAAATGCAAGGAAACAAGCAATTTGAAAAATTAGTAAAGGATTTTAAAGGAGGCGAAGAATGAAAACAGCAGTAGAATGGTTATTTGATAACTTAGATTTAAGCGGTGGAAGTGAAGCTATTAAAACGCTAAAACAAGCCAAAGAAATGGAGAAAGAGCAGATAATGGAAGCACACGAAGAAGGATTTTATAGTCCCCCTTTTAGAATGAGCAGAAGAAAAGAAGCAGAACAATACTACAACGAAACCTTTAAATCAGAATAGAATGAAAACAGCAGTAGAATGGTTGGTACAACAACTAAGTAAAGAGTGGCAACTTGAAGATAGAGATTTGCATTTAATTCAACAAGCCAAAGAAATGGAGAAAGAGCAGAGAAAAAAAGATTTTGTTAATGGCTATAAAGCAAGAGCCAAAGAAAGCAATTTAATTTTTGATGAAACATCTGAAAAGTATGCAATTTACTTATTTAATGAAACCTTTAAATCAGAATAAAATGAGAAAAATATTAAAAACTTTATATGTGATACAAGTTGTGTCCAATAAAGACAGAGATAAAAATGGATTGAAAAGATTAGGCGATGGACATTTTCAAGCATATAGATTTAATCCATATAATCCACTTAGTTATCTATCTATAATTCTAATAGTTAGCATAGGATTATTTATGTTTGGTTTCATTGGATTTTGGAAACAAATAGATAGCAAAAATCCATTTAAGTGGAATTAACTTTTAAAACAAGAAAATTATGAAACAAACAGCAGTAGAATGGTTGGTTAATCAACTTTCAAAAAATGAATTATTTAATATAATGAAAGGAAGATTAAGTGAAAAACATAATAATTTTATTAAGATTGAAGAATTAATTAATGAGGCAGAACAAATGGAGAAGCAACAAATAATTGAGGCAGTAAACTTTGGAGATGCACGTGGTAAAATAACTACATATTGCACAGCAGATGAATACTACAATGAAACCTTTAAATCAGAATAGAATGAATTATGCAATATTAGTAGATGAAAAAACTTTGTATCCTGTTAGATATACAATCAAACAGGATGGAACTAAAGTTTATGAAAACACTTTTTTAAAAGGTAGAGACATGACCGAAAACCAAATAAAAGAACTTTATTTTAAAGGTTTTTTTAAACAGAAACCGACCCAACAAGAAACTGACAATTACTTGGATTATCTTATTAGGAGAAGAAAAACCTATAAATCAGAATAGAATGAAATCAGAAGATAGAGCTAAAGACTTAATAAATAAATTTGGTAAAGAACTTGCCTCAAAAGTAGTTGACGAAATTATAGATGCATTAGAACTTTATGATACATTGACAGAATTACATCTTAAACAAGAATTTGGATTAGATTACTTTAGTAGTGAACTTCAGAATATGGATAATGATTTTAGATATTGGGATAAAGTTAAAAAACAAATAACCTTTAAATCAGAATAGAATGGGAGAAATAGCAGATAAAATGATTAATGGAGAATACTGTGCTGAATGTGGTGTATACTTAGAACCAAAAGAAGAAGTGTATGTCCAAGCAACAGGTAAAAAGATGTATATGCCAAAGGATGAAAGTCCTGCAGGATTTCCAGTGATTTGTTATGATTGCTTTAAATCAGAATAGAATGAAAACTAAAGTAATAATTTATCTAATTTGGTTAACCTTAATCGGTTTAATAACTTTAATCGCTTTAACTGGTTGTTCAGCTAACTACCATTTCGGGAAATTCTTGAATAAAGGCGGTAAAATCGACACAACGGAACGAGTTGTAACGGTCGAAAAGACTATTAAGGTAAACGGTAAAGATTCAATTATATTCGTTGAGATGCCGTTAAATTGCCCCGAAGTACAAATACCACCGACACGTCAAGAAATACGCTACAAATACAAGTTAAAGCGTGATAGCATTGAAACAATTAGATACGTTACTAAATGGAAAACTAAAGAAGTTGTAAAGGTTGCAAAAGTTCAAAACAAATCAAATTGGTTAACGTGGTTGTTAGTTGGTTTTGGAATTGCTCAAGGTTTAAGATTAGCGTGGATTTTAATTCAGAAAAGATTATGAACCTCCGCAACCTACTCTACGAATTTTTAATAACTTTGATTATAAGTTACATTATTTACTTAATATTTTTGAAATGAAAAAAATACTTATTGCTTTAAAAATAATCCAAGTTGTTTCAAATGAAGAAAGACACAAACAAGGATTAAAAAAATTAGGTCGTGGATTTTTCAAGGCTTATAGATTCAATCCTTACAATCCATTTAGTTATTTATCTTTAATTATAATCCTAATTTTAGGTATTTTAATGTTTGGATTTGTTGGATTTTGGAAAGAAACAGATTTAAGAAACCCTTTTAAATGGAATTGAAATGAAACAAACAATCGACCAAAATGGCAAATAATAAATTATTCTTAAATAAATATTATCTTTCATTTATACACTACAGATTTAATTCAGCAATAGATGAAAGTATTTGTGTTGGTATGATACTTATTGACACAGAAACTGGTGAATGTAAGGCTAAATTATCTGATTTAAAAATGAAGATAGCCAGAAAAATATTACCAAATAAAGCAGTTTTTAAAATGTTTAACTTTTCAGTAAAACAATTAGTAGTTTATGATAAAATGACATTAGAATATTTAAGTAGACTTAATGTATATCAAAATGGTATAATTAAAATTACAAAACCAACTGAAACAGCGTGTACAATTGATATGTTTGATAATATATTTTACTCAATAATAGAAAAAAACTTTAAATTAGAATTATGAAACCAACAATTGACCAAGTAATCAAAGGAATGGAAAAAATAGGAGCAACTATATTTCGTGAGCCTAATTCCATTAATCTTTTCGGAGTGCGTACAAACGAAAATACAGCAGACACCTTTAACGATTGGGGCGGTGCTTTCTATTGGGACGATAAAGGAAAACGACACGAACTAATTATTCCAATCACAACTGATGCAGGAGTGTTTTACAGATTGAAGCCAATGAATAAATTAGGAACTGCAATTCTTGTTCACGATAAACAATATCGAGGGTGCTATCAGTTAATGGATAAAGGACATATGGGGCAAAAAGCATTCCGTCAAATTAAACCAATGCTTTACTGGAGGGATAATGATAAGGATTCACAATTAGAATTTCACGGTAAAATATATGAAGAGATAGCATTTACAAATTTTCATTATATGGGACGTGGCGTAACCGTTGATAATTGGAGTGCAGGTTGTCAAGGTGCTTCGGTTGCAAATATGAATAAATTATATTCGTTTGTTGAAGTGCAAAAATCGAGGATTTACAGTTACACACTTTTACACGAAACGACACTATAAATTCGGAGTTGAACGCCTGAATTTTGACCGCTTAGAAATAGGCGGTTTTTTTATTTTCAATTATTTTCAATTATTTTTTAAAAAAAGTATTTTTAATTAATTAATTGTACTTATATTTGTAGACACTTTAAAACTAAACACAATGGAAAATTTAACTAGATATTCAAAAATAAACTTAACAATTAATGGTATTACAAGAACTTTTGAAATTAAGTGGATTGAAAATGGTTTATATACTATTTTCAACAAATTTGTAAATTCTCAACAAGTAGACTTAAATTATATTATTAAACATTTAGCTGATTAATTAACTTTTAAAACTAAACACAATGGAAGGGAAAATCGTATACTTATTAATACTATATTCAATAGTAGCAACAATCAAAATTTTAATTCTTAAAACAAAATGAAAAACGAGCGAAACGCAGGACGTAAAAAAGTAACCGACGGAACGAAGCTAATTATTACAGTTCCAAAGTTTAACAAAGCAAAAATAATCGAGTTAATAAAACATTTAATAGTTTACGACAAATGACAAACGAACAGAAATTAATAGCAGTAGTTGCTATTTTGCCCGTAATGGCGGATTTGCTTGAAGACGTAAAGATTTTCAGAATGGTTAAGAAACACGGTAACGCATTTATAGACGAAGTTAGAAAGGTCGATAATACGATAATTTCAGATGCAGAACTCGAAGCGCAAAGCCAACAAGTAAATATACAGCGCGCGTTTATTCAGTGGCTTAAAACGGAATTTATAGCGGAATGAAAAAATGTTTTAAATGCAATCAAACTTTAGATTTAAGTAATTTTAAAATAAATTCTAAATTCAATTTACCAACTGATAAAGGAACGGTTAAAGTGTGTAAAACTTGTGATTTTATGCAAACACTTAAAACCCTTAGTAATATTCGTTGGAACGGAATTACATTTGTTATTAATAATTTTAAAAACCAATGTGAAGTCGTTGAATGGTACAAAGAAAACGAACCAATTAGTAATCAATAAAAACAAATAATATGTTTAAATTAACAGGAACGCTCAAAGTAGCGAACGAAAAACAAGTAGTAAACGAAAAATTTTCAAAGCGAGAATTTGTAATTGAAACTAAAGACCAATACCCACAGTTAGTAATGTTTCAACTAACTCAAGACAAATGCGAGTTATTAAGCG